TCCATATCTAATATCCTTAACGGGAAATCCTGGTTTCTTCTCACCATCATATGATCCATTAGAACGACCTGCATCAGAATATGGAGGTCGTGTTACACCAAGCCATGACCCATCAATTTGTCTATTTACATACACACAAGGGCCACCATATCCATTAGTACCATAGTTCTGGTCAATAGAACGAATACTATTACCATTACGAGCAATAATAAGACCTGTGTGTCCGTATCCATGACCTGGCTCTGATTTACAAAAAATATCGCCTGGTGCACATTGTGATGCTGGTAATACAGCCCATCCGTTAGCACGACCTGCAGCCAACATATCAATACCATTTCCAGGCATACGTTTACCGAAGAACCATTGTGCTAGTGCATTAGGTACGTCTACACACTGCATTCCATAGGCTCCATCAATATCGACCCCAGTATGACGATTAGCCATATCTGCAAATCGATTAATAACTTCTGCTACTGTTACCAAATAACAATCCTCCTTGAAAAAAGACCACAAGCGGTCAAATAAGCTTGTAGTCTAATTAATTATTTCCAATAACGATAGATTGTACCATCTTTAAGTTGGAAATATCCAATATAAGTTTTTGACCCAAAGTCAGTAGTTTGTGGCAACTGATATCCAAATGAGTCAAAGTTGTAAACCTTATTACCATTGTCAAGTGAGTAATCGTTTACATCATTAATTACAGATGCCTCTGACTTAGGTTGCCATTGTCGTACAACAAGGTGACCACCATATTCTGTATGTTGTCCTACATAATTATACAACTCAAAATTGGTTGTTTGTGGTAGGAACTTGCCATGAATATCTTGATTACCTACCTCTTGTCCAGATTGACCTTGACGAATTGTGTCGTAGTCATTACCGAACGTATAAGCACTAGCTGAGCTAACACCAGCAGTAAATAATGTCAAAGCAGTTGCAATTGTAATAATAGATTTTTTCATTCCTAATCCCCTTTATTTTATTCGTAGTAATTTACAAGGTCATCTTTGTTCCAGCATGAGAGCCATACTGTACCGAATTGACCAAATTCGAATAGACGCCAGTAATATCCACCATAATGTCCACCGTCTTCGGTATCAACAATATTAGTTTCGTCACCAGCGAATGAGAAGAACATTCCAGCTTTAAAGTCTTTAGACTCTCCGTCTGGAAGGTCGTTACCATCAGCATCAACCCAGTTTACCATATCTACTGGAATTCCGTTTTCAGTCCAGTCAAACCCAATTGGGGCAAGATAATCACATTTAATTTGCCAAATACCATTAACATATTTAACTTCATTGGCTTCATAATATGCTTTCTCTTGTTGTGGATTAACAACTGTATTAGGTTGATTGTTTGTTTGAGGAGCTGAGTCAGCGTAACGCCATACTTCAATATAAGCTGGTTTGTTCCAACCATAATAACTATCCCATGGATAAGTATTGATAGCTTGTCCAGGTGCTCCTTGTGTTGAGTAATCACAAGAGATGAAGTTTACACTGTCAAGCATTACACCGACGTGTCCTCCAGCACCACCAGATGAAGACATATCAGAACCCCAACTCATAAGGACAATATCACCCATAAGTGGTTCCCAGTCTTCATTGCGACTTACACGATAGAAACCGTTATTCGCAAGTTGTTGACCAAGAGTCACAGTTGATGGTAGACCTTGAATACTGATACCAGCTTCTTTCAAGGCTTGTGATACAGTACCAGAACAATCTCCAGTGCCATCAGAGCCATTACGAGACCCGTACATTGAATATGTCACAAGACCACGACGGGATACAAACCAATTTACAATAGATTGTTGAACACTCATTTAAGTGCCTCCTTATTTTTGAATAGATTGTTTAATTTCCGCGATAGTTTTCTTCAAGTCTTCGACCTCCTGTTTTAAAGCCTCAATTTCCCTTGTAGGTAACTGAGATTTTGTTACAAGTGGGTCTTCCGCAAACCTATTTTGTTCTATAACCTGTAGAAAAAAGTTATTATATGTTGGAAATAAGCTATACGCTTGACCAACAGACAAAGATGTCGATTGTTTACCTTTAATCTCGCCAATATCACGGCCAATAGTTTCTATTACGTCTTTTAAATTACTCATAAGCTCACCTCATTAGAGGGTGTTTTTACTTGTAGTGTATGCTGCCACATAATCTTCAGTTTCAATAGCTGTGATACGATTACCAAACTCTGTAAGTTTAGTAATAATACCAGAATCAACATTACCACCACCAGCGGTGATTTTATCAGCAAGTTCTTTGAGAGTATCGAGCTCTTCAGGAGCACCACCGATAAGGTCGGTTTTAGCTTGTGCAATTGCAGTGTTAAGTTGTTCTTGAGTGATACCTGTTGGTAGACTAGTAACTTCAGACTTGTCAGCTTTTTGAGCAAGAGCAGCATCAATACGTTTAATATCAGCACCTACGGCTGAGAATGCATTTGAAAGATTTGACATAGAGTCCTCCTAAATCTTAGCAAGGTTGTAAATGTTAAGGTAATCTTCACCGCTATCGACTAACCCTGCTTGTTTAATGTCGTTAGCAATGACGCGTAGTTTCTCTTCATATGCATCAGGAGGGATAAGAGTATCCCCTCCGAAAGAAGATTGTACTACTTTGACTTTGTATTTGTTAGAAGGGAAGATATGACCGTCTACCTTAATCTCAAGTAGATATTTACCATATTCTAAACTCTTCCCTAGAGCGAATGTGACAACGCCGTCAACAACTTTAACATTCTTAGAGAATTTAATTTCACCAAGTTGAGACAATGTAACAATACCTTCTCCAGTTAGAGAAAATACGTTCCCATCATCGTCTAGGATTTCGAATGTAAATTCTGAAGAAGTGTCTCCGCTTTTGATAACATCGCCACCATCAATAAGTCTGAGGGACGTCATCAATTTAGACATGGGTTACTCCTTTTTTAGTCTTTGCGTGGTTCGTGATAATTCAAGGCTTGTTCACTATCACCCACGCCTTTAGTTGTTGGGTCCGTAACAATACCAAGGATAACCAAGATAACAACAAGAGTATTAACTCCCTCTTGGATATTGCTAGGGATTGTAAGTCCAAATTGTTGCAGCATCAAGAATACTGCTGAAATAAGAGCGATAAGCGTAGCTTTGTTTTGCAAACGTAATTTAAAATTAATCATCATTTTTCTCCTTTTTGATTTCATCTTTGTCTTTATCCTTATGAGGGTCTACTCTATCCGACACGTATTTGGTAATAAATGGAATTTTAATACCAATAGCTTCCCCATTTTTTAGAATGGACGCAGCATAAGAAAAGAATAAATAATAAATAAACATGTCAGCTTCTGTTGTTACATTAGCCAATACAGCTAAAGGGTAGCTAATTGCTACAGTTACAAATATAAATACATGACTACCAAGACCCTCTTTACTTATTGTGGAAGAGAATTCCTTACGAGCCCAGCTTCTGATATATCCTAAAGTAACATCAAGAATAATCACCCAGAATGTAGCAGCTACCATAAGATGTTCATCAATACCATGTCTGTAGAAGTCAGCGATATATCCTATGAGTCTATCCAATCCATCTGCTGGGGGGTGTGTCGATGTGAGTAGATATAACAATGTTACTTACCTCCAAGAGGGAATTGTACAACATCAGAACAAATATCTTTATGAATTGTTCCAAGGTTATTATCTTTGTTTAAAATAACACTACTATCGGGAGTGACGTTTTGAGTATATGCCTCAGCATGTTCGCTCATATTAGACAATCCGATAGCAGTTGTGCCGACGAGGCCAGCCAATGCAATTTTTGTATGTATTCTCATTTCTAATCTTACTCCTTCTAAATTGGAATTGTTACAACTGTTCTTATAGATCTACCTTTTACGGTATTCAACACGTGAATTGTCCCATCAAGGTTAACTTGGAACAACAAATTCCTACGTTCTTCACGTGAAAAATCAACACCAGATAACATTAATGAATCTGGATAGTGCTCTAGATATTTTGCTGGGAAACCGCCAACAATGGTTCCTTCGTTTTCAGCAGTAAAATTAATAGAAATATATAGAACCCTAGCAGAAACTCTCCAAGTCATTTTACCATTCGACTTAGACCATTCAGTATCAGGGAACTTAGGTTCTACTGGTTTTACTTCTTGTTGAAGTGCAACCCAGTTAGTCCATTGATTTCCTCGTTTTTGTCGAGTGTAAATCTTATCATTAAAGAAAGAATTGGCTTGTTGCATAACATAAGTATCTGCATTAGAAATAACAGTTAGATACCACCATTGACGGTCATTATTAGGCATATTAGCACAATCGTTAACATTATAGAACCCAGTCTTTAGAAGGTTATTAGCATCGCCAGAATTTACTTTCAAACAGGTACCGTTTTTCTCAGTGAGTTGATGATTTTGTATTTCTTTATCTTTAATACGATATACACCATCATCGATACTCACATCCCCAGGTGCAACTTCCACCTTGTATTTTGTTCGAACTTTACCAATACCAACGCCATTACGGTCATATTCCACAACCACTTGTTCTGTTGATACTGGAACGTCGTAAGATACAGGAGGTGATAACTTGTCTGAAATTGTCGCTCGTATAGTGTATGTATTCTTAGGAGAGAAATCGCCAGTAAGAATACCAATACGGTTAACTTCTTCTACTGTTTGGTTAGACCCAAAGTTAGAATTAGAACCCTCATTCAACACAAACGTTTTACCACCGTCTTCTGATGTTGAAAATTTAACACTTACACTGTTTTTTTGAACATCATCAACTTTTAGGTTTGCGACCTTGTAAGTTGTAGATAGTTTAATTTGTGATGCATTCTGACCAACACGATCTGCTGTAAAGAATATCGTTGGTGAGAAATATGGCAATACTCGAATATTAACTGATTTCACATCTGATTTCAAACCACGTTCATCTACAACATACGCAGAAATGGTTAAATCGCCAGTAAAGTTCATTACACCAAATCGACCATTATTATCGTCTATTGATATATTCTTTCCAACAATCTCAGCATGATATCGCTTAATACCAACACCAAAACTTCCAACAGCTCCAACAAATGTACATTGTATATTTGACAAGATTTGAAGGAAAGTCGTGTTAGAACCCATAACATTTCTAACAGTTTGATTGGTTTCTGTTAGAGTTATACTTTGAAATGTAGGTTTGACATCGCCATTAGTATCGTTGATCTTTAATACAATACCATATTCTACTTGTCCTATTTTTGTAGAACCAGAATATGTCTCAATAACAAGAGTACCTTTGTGCTTTTTATCCGTACCAAGTTCTGAAGTCAGACTTGTAGGTACAGTCCAAGTAACACTTGTATCAACATTTTCACCAATAACGCCAGATTTAACACCGAACTTATATAAGACTTTATGTCTAAAAGCATCATTTCTCTTATCGATATTAATGGTTACTTGTTGTCCAAAATATGCCTCAAAACCATCACTTGTGGACGCTCGGGCAATAGCTGGGACTTCAACATCGAAACCATTAATGACCAGTGTATTTGGCGAATACCCACCTTGACCATTAAGTTGAGCCATAATACCAAATCGTTTAGTACCATCATTATTGTGCCAAACCTTGTAAGTTTCATCTAACAACTGTTGTGTTTGACCAGCGCCCAGATTTCCAATACTAAATCCATACCGTCGACCGCCATCAAAGTCAATAAAACCTGTACAGTTATATTCTGCGAATGACCATCCACCAGAGACCAAGAATACACGAATTCTATAGTTAGAATAGTTTTCTACAATATTCTGGTCTACAAGGTCTAACCACATCTTCAACCGATATCCACGGTCGTTATTACTCCAATGTTCTGACATTAGTTACCTCCCATATTAATATCACCAACATATCGGATAACATTCATATCCAAATCAGCGAAATATTGTTCAGTCCTATAACGACCTACTTGAATAGTTTTAACAAAAGTACCATTGTCAATATACAACATACCTTTATCAATATACATGACTTCTTTACCAGAAGAGAACATAGAAATACGTCCTGCTGGTGAGAACATGATTGAGCTTGACCCATCGTTTTTACCGATCGTAAGCCCTTCATTAGATTGCGTAATGAAGGAATCGATAAAGCTTGTCTTAGACGCCATATCGCCCAAAGCGGTTTGGAGTTGGACAATACGTTGTGATTGAGTTACTAGGTCACTTTCAGCTTTAACACGATTAGCTTCTGATGATTTAAGGAAATTCTTAAAATCTACAACCCATTGTTGGAGTTCATCAGCAGCAGCTTTAGCTTGTAATTCTGCACGCATTTTAGCGTTATTTTCAGCAAGCAGTTGTAACTGTTGCGTTGTTAAAGCATCGTCAGCTTTAGTTTCAATTGCATCTGATAAATCATAAGGTGAAGCTTGCCATACACGAGGAGTAGCTCCTTCATAGACGTCTAGTTCTGTGAAGAATAACATAGACGTGCCGTTATCAGTACGACCTGCATTATCTATACGGATAAATCCTTCATCACAGTCACCAGAATTGAATATGTTTTCAAATCTTACAACTTGTGTTGTAGACGGCGAACCGTTAATTGATTTAACAGTCACAATTTTAGTAAATGTCGCATTTTCACCAATCTTACGACCCAAGAAGTAAATATCGACCTTTTTAAGATTACCAGTACCAAACATTGACACATTAAGAGAATATGTTGTATTACGCTTAACAGGGAATCGTCTAGTTGCGGCGGGAATACCCCCGTTAGTGTCGTTAGACAGTAAAAACATTTCTCTTGTGTTGTTGTAATAAAATGCGTGTTTAGCTACACGTAACTTACTTGGATCTTGTCCGATTTCCCAATAACCCCAATCATTGAGATTCTTAGGAAATGCTGAATTTCTAATAAGGTTATCGCCACCAATAACAACCCCACCAGTCATATCAATCCAAGAATATCGACTTGGGTCTCTAGAGTCGGCAGATTCGAAATCGGTGTAATGACCAATGTACCTGAATTTATTGTTAGTATTAACTAAACTAAAATCAGAACGACCGTCAGCGGAATTAGCATAAGCGAAATGGACATACGGTGTTCTACCATCAGCACCAGGTCTACCAGGAACACCTGCTTGACCGTCTTGACCACGCCATTTAGTCCAACGATATTTTCTTTTATCGGTTGAGTCTTGTTGAATATTGTCAACATACATACCAATGTAAAGCTTGTTAACGTCAGTCTGACTAAAACCATCGCCATTTTGATTATCAGCATACGCAATATGTGTGTAAGATGAAACACCATTTACTCCATCACGACCTGGAAGCCCTTGATCGCCTTTAGGGCCTTGAAGACCATTAATACCATCACGACCTGGTCTACCGTCTTGGCCATTCTTAGATACAGTGTAGACAGACTCTGAAGTGTTATCAGTGTAAGTCAAGGTCATTCGCATCCAAGTGAAGTTGAGTTTCTCAGTTGGGACTTGTCTAGACCAACCACCAGTAGGTCGATTTACACCGTCGTTAGAGACAGCGTAGTCGACAACTGTGCTTCGAATACCAACACCATCTTTACCTGGGATACCATTTAGACCATCATTACCATTACGAGGAATATAAACTTTCTGAACACTGGTCTCAACTGTGTTATCAGTATAAGACCAGCTTGTCTTAGTCCAGAACCATTTCTCTTTTACAAGAGTAGGAGGTTGTTCAGTCCAAGTTGTAGGTTCGGCCTTGTCTGAGTCAGATATACCATAGCGAATGGTTGTTTGTCGAATACCGACACCATCTTTACCAGGTTTACCATCTCGACCAGGAGCTCCATCGTTACCATTACGACCATCTGCTCCTTTAGGGCCTTGTTCACCACGGTCACCTTTAGGCCCAGTTTCACCCATCTTAGCTACTGAATATCCTTGTTCTGTAGTCCCATCAGAATAGAACCATGTAGTTCTAGTCCATAGGAACTCACCTGGATTTACAACAGGAATATCTGGTGTCCAAGTACCGTCTTCAAATACGATATTCTTAAACCAAGTATAATTACCATTGTGGTAACTATTAAGACGAATTTCGTAATCACCTGTAGGTCTATTGTGAGTGTATTTTGTACCTGTTCCTGTATTTGAGTCTGAGATAATTTGCCATGTCGATAAAGTAGGATTTATAATCCAGAGTGTAGCATTATTACTACTTTGTTCGAGGTTGTGAATGTTAGTCCATACACCATTAGTCTCAGCAGATAATACATATGTTTTTCCTTGTTCAAGGTGTACTGTTTTACCAGTCATATATATATTATCTATAGTAGTGCCCATCGGAGTAAACTTGTTCATAAATGATGCTATAATACGTCCCTCAGGTTTATTCACACCATTGTTAGATTTACAATATCGCAATGTGGTATTTATAATACCAACACCATTTTTGCCTGGAAGGCCATCTGTACCGTTAGACCCATTCTGTGGAATATAAGTTTTCTGATAACCAATCTCGCTTGTATTATCAGTATATGTCCACTGAGTTTTAGTCCAAAGATATTTACCCTTCACAAGAGTTGGAGGTTGAGCAGTCCAGTTAGCAGGTTGAGTGTTCTCATTGTCCGATATACCATAAGTGATATTTGTAGAACGAACACCTACACCGTTCTTACCAGCGATACCATCATTACCACGGTCACCTTTGTCACCCTTATCACCTTTGATTTTAGTCCAAGTATATCTTGTAGGGTCATTACTATCGGCTTGTACAAAGTCGGTGTATTGACCAAGATATTCCTTATTAGCACCATCGCTTACATGAAAGTCTTTACGACCATCAGCAGAGTTGGCATAGGCAATATGGATAAATGTTTGACGACCATCACGTCCTACAGCACCAGGTGTACCAGCGGCGCCGTCTTGTACGTTAGAGAATGTAACTTCGGTTGTTGCGATTAGTGCGCCTTTTTTAGTTGTTACTGTAGCGTAATATGTAGCCGTCTTGACAAAGTCTGTTGTGGATACTGAGATTTGTTTGTTGGTAGATGAGAAATCACTATACCCTGTTTCGTTACCATGCTTCATTTTCCATGAAATTGCGTAATCATCAAGGTTAAGTTGTTCTGTCCCTTTTAGTAATTTCAAACTTACAGCAGAAATACCATACCCATTAACAAACTGTGTACCGTTGCTGGTTGAAGGGATTAGAGAATATGCATCCTTACCGTCTTTTACAGTAAAGATTGTTAGGTCATTTTGAAATACGACTTCACCATTATCCCAACCCTTAACCTTAACAACAATCTTTTCTTGTCCAGCATAGTCTTTAGACTTAATGTCTAAGAAATCACCAGAACCGATAACTTGGTCATTTACTTCATAAGTGAAATATCTACCAGTATCTTCTTTCTGTAATTTGCCACCTTTATACAATCTAGGATAGAGACGAGTCTCATCATCGAGGGACTTGAACGCAACACCGTTCGAAGTGAGGACACTCATTGTATATGGTTTAGCATCTTCAATCATTCGAGCATACCTGTCCAACATGGCGCCCGTTAACTGACTAGCCATCTCAACAATATTAGACACTTCAATCTTGTATGTTGATGGCTTAGATAGTGTAGTAGAAATCTTTTCAACACGAACTCTCAACAACAATCCATTTAAGAAATTATTGTCTGAGATGTAAATAATATCACCAACGTTAATGTTGTATTTATTACGTACTTTCGTGCCGTCTAATTGAATGGTGTATTTCTTAACACCGTAAGCATGTTCGCGCAATGCTTTAAGACCAGCATTATATAACCCATCATAATCAGATGGATCTAAGTCAGTCTTAATTTCTTTAACCGTCCAGTTATCACACTCGTTCAAGTGAATCATAGACGGATATTCTAGCATTGCTAATGGGGCGTACATTGTATGTGAATTACGCATCATGTAAAACTCATTATGTTTACCATCGGCATGCTTAACAATCATATTCTTTTTAGGTTTAAAATAGTTACCGTCTTTGTCTTTAATACGCAAAGCAGTATACTGTTGTGTCCTATCATGAGAATATGATACGCTAGTGACATGTCTATCAATAAATAGGATTACGTCTTCACGATTTGTACCAATGCCTGAATATAAATCAGTATAAGTCTTTGCCTTGTAGATATTTAATTTAAGGTCTTGCAACCCTCGACCATCTGGAAACATTGTAGGAATGATTTCACACTCTGCTCCAAATTGTTCTGCTAGGTTAAGGATAGTACCATAAATATTAGTTGAGCTAGAAATAGATAATACTCTTTTTTCTAACGGAATCTCGTTAACATCTACACGCAATTTTGTGTAAGTCAATGCTTGACAAATATCTAAATACTCTTCAAACGTATAAGACGTAGGTTTCTTCTCGTCTTGTTTGAATTCCTTAGGATATTCATTAAGCAATTCCATAGACGCATTTTCACATTGAAAAGTAATATGGTAATCATTCTGTGTCATATTTCGCACTGACAACAAGTAATCCTTATTATCAAATGAGAAGGACACATACATATTTGCTTTTAAATGTTGCAGTCTTTCTTGTAATTTTTCATTTACAAATTTATCAACAGTGAAGTCAAAAGTAGCAGCATCACCCTTCAAATATTGTTCTAGAGTGTCGTTATAAAACTTCAAACTTCCTGGGATGGAGTTATCAAGATGGTCGACAACTTCCAGATTATTATTGTGAATTGTAATCCTCATTTTGATTTTTCCTTTACTGTAGATATTGCTCGTTAAACTCTATCTCGATTTCAGGTAGTTCACCTTTCATCCATGGAGAGAAACTGAATTGTAATTTAGATTTACCTTTAGGAAGAGTAATCCAACTAGAACCTTTAACGAGTTCTGATTGAGAAACATAACCTTTTTCAGAAGTACCATCTGGAGATAGCCAAATTTCACCATTCCAATTATCGATTGTGATAATAGAATTTGCTTTGTATTTGTTATCTACCAGAGCATATCGTCTTGTGTTAAGTTTAGTGAAACTCAAAGACTCAAGACACATGATTTCGACTTCCTGAACACCATAATAGTGACCCATCTGAATTACTATTTTAGAGAAATTCATGGTTTTTAGTTTCTCATTTGTGTAGTTGTAGTAATGATTGTCAAGGAAGAAAGTCAACTTAGAACCTTCTTTCATAAACCAAGCATCACCCGTTTTAGTATTAAACGACCTATTGGCTGGTTCGTACTCACCATCGTTAGCATGAAAATGTTTCATTTCATACCACTTTTGGTCACCTTGTTCGTCCACCATGAAAGAACAACACATATCATTACCACGAGTATCGTTTTTAACCAACTCGTATTCAGCAATAACTTCATTCTTGTTAGAGAGGACCCCAATACGAATAACACCAGATTTACCTAATTGTAAAGCATGGAATTTGGCATTGAAATCGACACGGAAGTCAGTACCGCCTTTAATACCATCTCGGTCTGCTGGGATATCGATATATCCGATAGCTTCACCCCATCTTACATTTCCAGATTTAGGTTCATCTCCACCTGGATAATGTACGCCAGACGTTGTGTAATCTTGTCCTTCAGACCTATGGTTCATTTCTTTAACAACAAGTCTATTAACAATCTGAGTCCTAGTATCGTTTTTAGGATCTACACCCAACAAAGCACGTCCACCAAACACATGTCGACCTTCTTGTAATAAACCCCAGCCTTTAGGACCAAAGTCTCCTCGTTTAATCTGGATTAACGTCTCAGAACCTTTACCATCAGTATAAGACTGAGTACCAGCCTCAGTTGAGGTAGAAGAACCTAATTCCATTACTCCATTTTGATTTACGATACCAATCCAACCAATGTTAGCTTTATTCTTTATACGAATAATAGGATAAGACTCCACATTAGAAGGGTTTTTAAGTTCAACATAAATCGACTTAGATTCTTTATCTTTTGTAAATTTCGCATACTCAGTTTGTGGGCCTTCACTAGACACAACAATACCAGTATCCGAATGCCAAAGTCCATCAGGAACAGTGAATGATATAGTACCACTCGCCTGTTCCTCTTTAAGACTTTCAGTAAACGAGAATTGGCCTTCAGAAATTACATCGTAATATCCATTAGGCTCATCCTCAAAACGCAGATGTCTTGTCCCATTAGGGAAATCAAGAGCACCTGTCATTTCACGTCTAAAGCGAGCACGTTGATTTGTATCAGCAAAAATCAAGAAATCGATCTTGATAGTTTTGGCACCTAGTTTTTGATAGGCATGCTGAGTACCATAACGGTCTGTACCAGTAGACGTTGTATTATTTTTAGCACCACCAAGACCTCTATCAATCTTGGTAACACCACCACGATAACGTTCGATAATCTCTGTTATATTGACTTGGTCTGAACCTTCGCCTAACAGGATATCGAAATATAGTTCAGTAGAACCACTCATTAAGCGATACCTCCATTAATTCGGTCTTGACGAGCTTTGTATTGTAATTGTGCATCAGCCATACCTGGGGCAAGCACATTGTTAATACGTTTACCATCAATGTAAGTGTTAAGAACTTGACCTTCACGAAGAAGACCAGCTTGTTCTTGATTGACAACATTGAGTTCACCCATTTGTCCGTTAAGTGTTTCAACTTTACCGATAAGGGTGTTAATATTGTCTGAGTTTGTGAGCATTTGTGCAACTTGTGGATTAAGCAATGAGTATTGTAGGTTGAGTGCAGTCTGACCTGTCAAGAGTCCAGAATAGTCTGTAACAGCTTGTAGAGCAGATGTCTCAACTTGACTCATATCAAGGATAGGTTTAATTTTAGGATTAATATCCATATTGTTATAATCCATATCACTTACTCTATCAACTTGATTTTGAATTTCACCCATCAAGTTATCCATTGCATCAATTACTGTAGGTGCAGCAGAACCCATACCACTAGCGATAGTCTCTACGATAGTCTTACCAGAGTGTTCGACTTTACGCCAACCAGCTCCAGACATTGGCCCTTTTTTGGCTGGTGAGTTAGGAATGTGAGCTTTAACTGTAGCCCAAAGGTCAGAGATAGCACTTGTAGCTTTACCGATAGCACTACGAATACCACCAGCAATAGCATCAACCATAGAAGTACCTGCGTGTGTAAGTTTAGAAATAACTCCACCATCTGGTGTCATTGCTGATTTCGCAGCATCAAGTACACTTTTAGCGGCATTAGATACAGGATTTCTACCTTGGTCAATACCCCCTTTGAATGTTCCAGACATCTTATTACCGTGACCAGTAACATCGTTTTGCCCGAACATTCCTTTAGCACCGTTTACAACTCCACTAGCAGCACCAGCGACCATACCAAGTAAAGCACTGATACCTCGTCCAAATGTACTTGAAGTGTTGTTACCTTGTGATGTCATGTTAGCTGCACCAAAGCGACCACGAGCTCCACTTACAACATCATCAACTGAACCAGTTACATTTCCTAGTCCATTTTGAATTCCTGTTGCATAAGACCCAATGTTACCCAAACCAGCAGCCTCAAATGATTGGTTCATTTCCATAGACTGAAGTTTAGTTGAGATTGAGTTAATTGTTGCGATGATATTGTCCACAGCAACTGTAGCTTCAGGTCCAACAGCAGGCATAGACTGCAAGTTAGTTGCAATGTCTTTAACCTTGTTGATAATTGAGTTCATGTTACCCATGTTAGTAACAGCAGTCTCATCAGGAGCAGAGTCGCCCATGGATTTGGCCTTGTTCATGATGGTCTTCATGTCGTCCATCTTGTCACTAACACCTTCGACATCAATAGATTTCATGCTTGATGCAGATTTAGACGCATCAGATACTGAAGCAAGAGCTTTAGCACCGTTCTTAATACGTGTTACTGCACCAGAGCCGTCTGAGAATACAGACAAGAAGTCTTCCTTGAAGAGATTTGATGTAAGCACATTAGCGAGTTTCTTAACAACGTCAGCAGATTTCTGCATGTCCTCTGGAGAACCAGAAGATGAAATCTTAATTGCAGTATCAGCAAGGTCTTTGACGTTAGTCACAATACCTTTCATAGCAGACAACTGACCAGAAATCTTGTCAGCTCCACCACTAATAAGACTACCGAATGCAGTCTTGAGAGTATTCCAACCGATAACATCGCCAAGTTTAGCAACAATTTGACCAGCCTTAGTCATTGTCTCGATATCACCAACACCCGCAATAGTAATAGCAGTAGACGCTAAAGATTGTATTGATGTTGTGATACCCTGCATAATCATGATTTGTCCAGCAGCACCCTCAAGACTTGTCACGTTAGACATAAGACTCATGAATGCAGACAAAGCACCTAGAATAAGCGCAAGACCAGCAATAACCATAACAGATGCAGCCAAGTCAATTCCAGCATATGGAATAAGACCGATAGCTACATTGGCTAGAGATTGTAGAGCTTGAATAATACCATTAGCTAGAGCAATTGTTGTAGCCACACCGAATCCAGCCACAGCACCAAATATAGATACTACAGTCGCAAGTGCAGTGATTACTACAAGGATTACACCTAATGCTAATATAGCTACAGCTCCAGACATCAAATCACCAATTGGCAATGGTGCAAGAGCAATAACAATATCACCCATACCTTTAAGAGCAGGTACAATTGCCATAATCAATGCAATTACAGGAATAACACCCCAAAGAGCACCGAATGTCCAACCAGCAAGAAGAGCAAGTACACCAAATTCAGTTGTGAGAATGAATAAGACTTGCCCTAATGCGGCTATCGCTACTCCACCTTTAAGAAGTTCGCTTACAGACAATCCTCCAAGAAGAGCTACAGTGTCACCCATTTGTTTAAGACTCCAAGCGATTGACATAACCAACGGAATCATAACAATAATACCCAAAAGAGTCATTGGGCCTGTATTACCGGCAAGTGCACCAAGTACACCAATTATAGCGGTCGTTGCTGTGAGCACCACAGCTAATACACCGATGGCTGTAACTGCAGACATAAGTTGTCCAGACTCAATATCAGCTAAAGGAATAACTGATTTTGAAAATTCCTTAAGAATTAGCATGATAGCAGTCATTGTACCAAGTGCTACAATAATACCACCAACAGTCTTAAGGTTTGTGACAAGTTTAGACATACCGATAACGGTTGCTGTCATAACTGCCAAGACAATGCCTAATATTGACAACGATTCTCCACCAGCACGAATACCATCAACTGGTAAATCGGCTAGTTCGAACAAAGCAAGTGAGGCTTCTTTTAGGACATAGACCAAAGCGACCATTGTACCAAGAGATACAAGGATACGACCTACATCCTTCATGTTTGTGATAAGTTTAGACAATCCAATAACTGTTCCTTCAAGAGCAGCTAATGTAACACCAATCATAAGTAGAGCTGTACTTGCCGCAAGCATAGAACCTTGGTCTACTTCTGCAAGCATTTTGATTTGTTCTGATAAGAGCCATATTGACCCTACAATAACAACCAATGTTGCAACAGCAGCAGTGATTGACGACTTCTTAACATTCGCTTTTTGCATTGCAATAATGATACCACCGATAGCAGCGAATACACCAGAAAGAAGGACTGATATTGTTGTAACTACGGCAAGACCAATACTCATTTGTTCGACGTTAAGTTCTTGTCCAAGTTTAGAAACCGTACCAGCTAAGAGGATAAGACCTCCTATTTCTACAGCAAGTAGAAGTGCAGCCTCTTTAACACGCCCTTTGTTAGAACGTTGCAGTTGGTTACCATCTGAGAACTTGTTGATTACAAAGAATATAGCAGAGAATAATCCAGCAATAGTTCCAGCAATCCATACGAGTGTACGTCGTCCTTCTTCAAGACCAGTCTTGTCTACTTCAGCGAGTTTCGCTACTGTACGAGAAAGTAATATAAGACCTATAATAACTTCACCCATAAGAACTACTACTTGCCATGAAGCACCCTTACCACCACCGATACCAAATCTAGCTTTACCAGGGATGCTTAACTTGGCGGACATTGCACCAGACATGAATTCGACGGCTGCGAACAGACCAGCGATAGTCAATGCGAGTGTTTTAAGTGTCTTAGTTCCTTGTTCAATCTTACCTTTGTCGATTTCACCGAGACGTTCGATAACACCTACAAGTTGTTTAAGACCTAGAATAAGAGATAACAACACACCAACAGTAGACCATTTGGTATTACCAGTTGTGACTTTAAGACCACCCATACCTGAGGCCATACCAAGGTTCTTACCACCAAGCTTAGCACTACTAGCTGAACCGTCAACACCTACTGCAAATGTAGCACCTACAGTAAGCATGAATTCTTCAAGAGAACGCATTACTGCTTTGAGTGCGGTAATGCCATACTCAATTGATTTCTTCTTAGCTGCAATCTCTTCAGGACTTGCAGTTGAACTAAATACATCCAACGCACTCAACAATTGTTTGAATCGTGACATTAACACATATAAAGTAGCAGCAGTACCTAAAGTTTGATTACCTGTTGAGGCCTCAAGACCAAGTTGGAATTGAGGGCCTACTTTTATACCAGCACCAACCTTGAATCCCATAAGGGCCATGATAGAACCGATAACAACAGCAACTTTCTCAAGTTTAGCCATACCATTATCAAGAGTCTTATCGTCAATCTTATCAAGGTCGTCGATAATACCAAGAAGTTTCTTAACAGTAGACGCAATTACAAACATTGTAGCTGCGGTACCAATAGTAGCTCCTGAGAATCCTGAAAGCCAAGTAGCACCAACAAGTTCAAGCATAATAAGTCCCATCATCTTAAGAGACTTCATAGCTTTATCCCATTCCATGTCACCAAGCTTAATAAATAGATTACCCAACATCATTACAGACGATGCCAATGAGATCATCATTGTAGCTGATGCCATTTTCTTAAGCAATTTACGTACTTCAGGGAATCCAAGTTCGTCCATCAATTGTGATAACAAACCTGAGGCTTTATCGCCTACAGATGCAGCAGCTCCAGCTCCAATAGCTTTTGCTTTTTGGATACCAAGATATGCACCAACTAGGATTGTAGCCATTGCAGCGATTGCACCTACAGATTGTAGAAGTTTATCCCCAGGAATAAGAGATACAACAAATAACGCACCAGCAAATTCGAGCATTGCCATACCGATTGTCTTAAGCGTATTTGCTTTAATGTTTTTCTGGAAGGCTCCAAGAGTTCCTGACAATTGTGAAAGGATACTATTAGAGTCACCAATACCAAATATAGCTTCTTTCAAAGCTTTAATTGGGTGTAAGATATTTTGGATTAGGTTTGAGTCTTTAAACTTCTGTAATTGTTTAAATAATAAGAAGAAACCTGCAAGTTTAATCGCAGTATTTCCCTGCAAACCATGTCCAACTGTATCAAAGAATTCAGCCAAATATGTAAATACTCGACCACCTGCATCCGATACAGTTTTAAATCTGTCAGCAAGCCGTTCTAAGAGATTACCAATTCCTTCAATACCAGACTTGATTAGAGCAGTCTTGCTTGAGAAATCGATATTAGAAAATGCTTGTTTTACGGCACCCCAAAAACCATCGAAGACAGTTCCTAGTGTTGAGAATGACTCTTTAAGTCTATCAACAATATGCCATTTTGAAATTGTGTCGAAGATTTTACCGAGTACAGTATTTGAGTCTCCTGCTGATGTTTTGAGTTTATCAAATCCACCAGTAACAAGACCTACAATGCCAGAACCCAGTTTCTTAACACCATTACCGATTGAACCGATAATACGTCCAAACAAATCAGATACAGATGTGGCTTCTGAAAGATATTTTGTATAATCTTTAACAGCTCCACCAGCGTCTTTCATTGCTTTAGACAAATGTTTTTGTGTACGTTGCATGAACGTAAGTTTTTCTTCTTGTTTATCTACACCATCGCCTAGTTCATCAGCTGATGCCTTACCACCAAATAAACCATTTTCGAAGACTTCTTTAATATCTTCTTTTACAGTCTTGAGGATTGATGATAGAGAACCCAACTTGTCAGAAATAGGCATATCAAAACTTGATTTGAGAACGTCAAAGAACCCTTTGAGTGTATCCCATACAAGTTGTAGAGGTGTAAGAAGAAGTTTGACAACATCCAAGAACCACTGAACAGCATCTCCAGCTTTAGAGAACGCCAAAGCAATCTTGTCTGTTTCTCCTGGTTTAGGACCTTCACGGAAAGCCCATACCCATTTATCAAATTTATCAGTAAGGTTCTTAAATCCGTTAGCCATTCGTT